CTGAAGAGGACGAAGAATACGAAGAGGAAGACGACGAAATGCCTGGTATGATGGGCATGGACGATGAAATGTCTGATATGATGGACATGGATGACGAGCCAGTCGCTGACCTTACAGGTGAAGAGGACTTCGAAGAAGTTTTTAAAGTTTTCAAAAACATGAAAAATTCTGACACTGTAACCGTAGTTCCTGATGGTGACTACACTAAAATTTCTGATGACGAAACTGAAGCCGAATACCTTTTACAAATGGAAGGTGAAGAGGAAGAGGAAGAAGATGATGAAACGGAAGAAGGTTATCAGGCGATGGAAGAAGAAATGTATGAAGACGCATCATATCAACCAGAAGAAGAAAAAGAAGAGGTTATGTACGAAATTGAAATCGATGACACTCCTGCTGATGAACTTGAAGAGGAAGAATACGAATTCGAACTCGAAGAAGGTTCATATGAGGATGCTGAAGACAATGAAAGTTACAAACCAATGATGGAAGCTAAAAAAGCTAAGAAAATGGAAACCAAAGAGGGTATGAAACCAAAAGTCGGCTCTAAAGGTAAAACAGGTAAACCTACTTTTTCTTATGAGAAATCAAAAGGCGGTTTCAACGAAAAGAAAAAACAAGGTAAAACTGTTGGACTAGGTAAAGGACCTAAGTTTGAATTCAAAGAGGGAGAAGTAATGGAAATGCCAAGCAAGACCAAGAAATTTTCTAAAGGAGAAGCTAAAGAAGCATCACGCACTTATGGAATGGGTTCAAAATCAGGTAGAGGTTTAAGAAAAGGAATTACTCCTAACAGAAACTACGAATACGGCAAAAACGTTGCTGAAAGTGTTGAAGTTATGGAAGAATTACAAATGTTGAGAACCAAAAATGAAGAATACAGAAAGGCACTTAATTTATTTAGAGATAAATTAAATGAGGTAGCAATCTTTAATTCAAATTTGGCTTATGCTACAAGACTTTTCACTGAACACTCAACTTCTAAACATGAAAAAATTAACATTCTTAGAAGATTTGACTCTGCTGAAACTCTCAAGGAATCAAAGGCATTATATAAAACAATTAAAGATGAACTTTCACAAGGCACAAAAGCGACACCAATTACAGAATCAATTGAAAGAGTAATTGACCGTGAGCCACAATCAGGTTCCGCAATTAACTTGATTGAATCTAAGACATATGAGAATCCTCAGTTCCTTAGAATGAAAGACATCATGAGTAAAATTGCAAAATAAATAATAAAAATAAAAACCAAAATAAAAAATGGGAGCATTATTAGAATCAGGTCTCGTTGGTAACATAGGTCTTAAGCACCTTAAAGTTATCAAGGAAGATACTATCAACAAATGGGACAAATTAGGGTTCCTTGAAGGCCTTCGTGGTCACCTAAAAGAGAACGTAGCTCAGTTATATGAAAACCAAGCTTCATTCTTAATTAACGAAGCGGCGTCTACTGCAGATTCAGGTTCATTTGAAACTGTCGTATTCCCAATCATTCGTCGTGTATTCTCTAAACTTTTAGCTAATGAAATCGTATCAGTACAAGCTATGAACCTTCCTATCGGTAAGTTGTTCTACTTTGTACCGCGCATTCAAGGTTATACTGGAAATACTCCAGTTGCTATTGCTCAAGGTAATGATAATGACCACTACGCTCCATTTGGAGCACCTGGTAGTAACCAAACCGCTATCGGTGATGGTTATCCACCAAATGCAAATGCATTCTCTAAGAACCTTTATGATGCATTTTATGAAGGTAACGAGCCAGGTTTAAATCCTCCAGGTTTGTTCGACTACTCTAAGGGTGCATTCACTTGGTTGTCGGCAATTACAAACACAGTTATTTGGAGTAGCGGTAATTTAATACTTTCAGGTTACCCTGCTGGCGAATATCGTAAAATTTTAATTGCATTGTCAGGTTTCTCTAACTCAGGTGCTGGTAAACTTATCGGTCCTGACGGACAAGAAATGGATACTGAGGCATTCCTTTCAGACCTTACAATTCTTCCATCACAAGGAACTATTGGTGGTGTAACTTTCTCAACAACTGCACCTCTTTTGTTCCGTGTTGTAACACAGAAATATGCTAAGAGCATTGTTCAGTATGGTTCATACTCAACAGCTTCTTATCCTGGTACAAACACAGGTGGTGGTAACGGTGGTACATATTTTGATATTTGTACACCAAATGGTATAATCTATTTGGAAGTAGACTTACAAGTTCCAGCTTGTATTGCTTGTGGTCAATCAACTCCTGATGGATACTCAGGTACAACTTTCGAATCTGCAGTATCTGGTTCCTCAGCTAGTAACCCATTTATTGCTTATTTTAAGAGATATAAGGAACTTGAATTCGAAGACAAGATTGGTGAAGTTTCTTTCGACCTTGAGTCAGTAACAGTTTCTGTAACTGAAAGAAAGTTGAGAGCACAGTGGTCACCAGAACTTGCACAAGACGTTGCGGCATTCCACAACATCGACGCTGAGGCTGAATTAACGGCTTTATTGTCTGAACAAGTGGCAGCTGAAATCGACCGTGAAATCCTCCGTGACCTTCGTAAAGGTGCGGCTTGGACACTTCGTTGGGATTACAACGGTTGGAAGCGTCTGAACAACCAATCTACTCCTTACACTCAGAAGGACTGGAACCAAACTCTTATCACCGCAATCAACCAAATCTCTGCACAGATTCACAAATCTACGTTGAGAGGTGGAGCAAACTGGATTGTTGTATCATCTGAAATCTCAGCAATTTTTGATGACCTTCAATATTTCCACGTTTCTAACGCAGCTGCTGAGCAAGACCAGTATAACATGGGTATTGAAAGAGTAGGTACATTAGCAGGTCGTTACCAAGTGTATCGTGACCCTTACTTCCCACCAAACACTGTGTTGTTGGGTCACAAAGGTACGTCACTTCTTGACACTGGTTACATCTACGCACCATATGTACCACTTCAATTAACTCCAACTATGTACAACCCATTCAACTTTACACCTATCAAGGGTATTATGACTCGTTACGCTAAGAAAATGGTTAACAACCGTTTCTTCGGACGTATCATCGTTGACGGTGTACGTACATTTGATTTGAATGAATTGAGATAATCAATTTAATGAATAAATTAAAAAGGGGACTTAGGTCCCCTTTTTTATTGACCACCAATCACCCTTAGAGATTTTGAGATTGCTTCAGACTCCTCTAAACTATATGAACCTCTTCTGTATGCAATTTTAACCGCCTCAACTAAACAGTAAATTGCCTGTTCTTGTGTCATATTAGACAAAAACAAATTTAATTGTTCTTCGTTATAGTAAGTTATTGATTCAAAAAGAGCTCCTTTTGGTGTTAATTCTTCTAATTTTTGTTCCAATTCTTTTTGTAAATCTGCGTTTGTTTCCATCTAAAAGATATTTATAGAAAAATATAGTTATAAATCATGCCAAAACCAAATTTTTTAGAATTATATACCAAATATATTGGTGCTGAAAAATTAAATGAGGTTACAAGTTCAGGTATTGCTAGGGGTTCATATAAACCACCTATTAGACCGGGACTTACTTATTGGGACCCTGAAGATTTACAACCATTTGTTAATCCTATTTCCGATTATGTTGATGCCGAATTAAACTACGATTCACTTGACGGCCATATATCTACCCCGAAAAACAAAATTTCAAAAAAAGAAAGAATAGCAAAAGAAATACAAAATAATGATTTTAAACAGGATGCACCAGCTGAAGGTGATGATGAGTATACAAAGGCTCCTTTTAAAGTTTTAGTACCATCTTATAGAAAAAAAGGAGATAAGTCAGGAAAAAAACCAAGAATAAAAGACGAATCGCATTATTCGGCACCATTCACTAAAATTCATGAGTCTGATACTTCTATTTCTGCTGGTGAATATAGTGGACCAATTGAGGTAGGGATGAAAAAATGGAAAAAATCAGAGTTGGGAGCATATACTGAACAAGTTAAAAGTGAAATTAATAAGAAAAAAATTAAAAGTAAGTTAAAAAATAATATAAAAAGAACTGTTGGCATGTGGGAAAAGGGTCAAGACGGAACTTATAATATAGAAACAGAGGATACCCATACAATTAAAGAAGACCTTGCGGTTTGGTTTGGAACTAAGAAAAAACCAAAAGGTAGTAAACAACCAAAAGGTCCTTGGGTTAATATATGTAGAAAAAAAGAAGGTGGTGGACACCCTCCATGTGGTAGACCTGAGGCAGATTCTAAAGGATACCCAAAATGTAGAGCAGTTGGAGTTGCGGCTAAAATGACAGACACACAAAAAAGTGCGGCTTGTAGTCAGAAAAGAAGAGCAGAAAAGAAAGAACCAAAATCTGGTACAGGGAATGCCCCAACAATGACTTCTTACAAACCAAAGAA